CAAATGCACACGATGCAATCTTAGTCAAAAAACCTACCCCCTTTCGATGAATTGCACGATGCACACAGTACTTCTAAGTTAGACAGACTATCATCGCCTCCTAATTTTCTGGGCACGATGTGATCTACTGAAAGGTTATCTTCTGTGCCACAGCGTTGGCAGCAACCATCACGATTAATAACTATCTGTCTTATCTTTCGCCATTGAGTAGTAGATCCAGTAGACCTTAACGCTGATTGCTTAGCCATTACAGATCGTCATAACAGTTACCACATACCCACCACGCATAGACTTCTAGTAACTCTGACTCTGGTGTCTCAGCTGCACATCGACTGCATTGAACAGTAGCTTCTAGGTCTAGTGCCATCCTTTATCCTTCCAATGTTGGAATGCTATACATGGTTCACCGTATCTATGACCTATGTAATTTAATCCCCATTGTACTTGCTTATAACCATCTACTGTAGCAAGGTACTTAGATCTGCCTTGAGGTATACCATGATGAGAACCATTCCTTGCTTCTGGTCTCCAGTTGCTTTCCTTTGTATAGAGCTTCTCTAAACACTTAAACTCTTTATAGTTATAACCTAATTGATGTAATGCAAACTCTTTATAAGTTACATATTGTTTTGGCTTTGTCGAGCCTGCTTCTGTAGGAAAGCATAGAGCTATCCCAATAGCTACCAGCACCCCGCGAGCTACGCGCCTAAGGCGCTCGCGGTGAGCCTTTGAGAGGCTCTGCTCCGATAGCGTACCGACATTGTCAAGCACTCCGTTTAATCTTGGGCGTGTCATCACTTATTTACCTCCTGTGGATAACTTCTGTGGATAACTTTTCTAATGATTGTAAGATGTATAAGCCCATTTCTGGGTTAACTGCATTGCGTAAAGCCTTACGCTTATCTGGTAATTGATAGCTCGATAAGTCATAACCAAAGCGCTCAGCTAACTTATCCGCAGCTCCAACAGCTTTAATTCCATCTGCTTCATAATGCTTATCTTCTACATGGAAGTTAGACCAGTAAGGATGACGACCAAGCACGAAAGTAGGCTTTATCAGATATTCGTAATAAGGTTTTACATTCTCAACGACCCAGAAGCCATCGAAGTAATGCTGTAGAAATAGGATCTCCTCATACAGCTTCATGTCTGGAAACATAGGCAAAGCGCCATAAACTCCCACGCTCAAATTCTTACGCATTTGGCTGTGTGTAGGACATGGAGGGCTTGACCAGATAAAGTCAAATTCCTTAAAATGTTGAAGTAAGTAATCATGAGCATCATCGACTATAACCGTGTCATGAGGAAACAAATCTGCATAAACCGCAGCTATGCGTGGATCGTACTCGACAGCTGTAATCTCATGTTCATCGCGCCACAGCTTACGATTGCCACCAATACCTGCATATAAATTTAAGATCTTCAATCTTTACCCCATCCTTTTCCCTTAAAGTGAATCGGATTAGCTGCTATTACTTTAACCATAGGCTCATTACAGTAAGTGCAAGGTATTACTGGTCGATCGTGCCATCCGTGATAGATTTCTTGACTAAGATTGCATCGTGTGCATTTGTAATCGTAGGCTGGCAAGTTAAGCACCTCTGTATCATGTAAGACCCACAGCCTGTGCAGCGGTCAATGTCTGCTTCCGTGGGTTCGCTATTAAGATGACCGTACTTTAATTGAAGTAATGGCAAGAGATCCTCAAGTCGGATAATCGCGGCATAGTCACGCGCATCTTCTCCCTGTCCGTTAAGTCTGATTACCCCAAAGCCCAATTCCCCCGAAACGGCTGTGCGAGCTTTCAGCTGTGCTAAATATGCTTTTGGTTGGAATCCAGCGCGGGCTTTCACCTCAACATCAAAAGGCACATTAACAATATCCTTGCCATTACCCCTTCCCACACAAGCGCCTTGCCATACAGTCGATAGGTACTGTGCGACAACACGCTCTGTGCGGAAACCTCTGTGTTTCCTATGCTGACTCATAGATGATGTTTGTTCTCGCAACTGTTACATAGCCAGACTACTGAGCCATCTTCTTGTCTGTCATATTCGTTGACCTGAGTAAAGTTATCGCAATCGGTGCAATTCATTACACCACCATAACCGCTGAAGCTGTAGATATCTCCATTGATCGGGCTTCTGTAAATATCTTTGCCGTTAACCATTGACTGCGTGACATTTCTTGCATTGCCAGGTTCCAGCGACAAGATTGCCGTCTGTAATTATGGCTGGGATAACAATGTCATGAGCCAAAGTAGGCTCGTTGCATAGCTGACAGTTGATCGTGGTGATCATAGGAACATCTTCCAGATCAGTCCATTCACCATCTTTATCAATGTTATAAACTTCGATGTAACCCATTACACTCTCGCCTTCTGTGGTTGGAATTTTCCATCTGATCCCAGGTTGTACCATTTGGTAGGGCAACGATGTGCCGATGAGATTGCTGTATTACAGAAGTAGCCACCCCATGCCTTGCCATTCTTTTCACCTTCACGCCATTGCATATGACCGTGCTCGCATGATGGAGCTTCTACTGCTTCACCTGTACCCATGATTGCGGCTACATTTTCCATAGCCTTCTCAAGTGTTACTGGTGCATCAACTACGCCCTTATATTCACCTACAGGGGTAGTCCAGTAATCCTGGTCATCTGGTTTAACATCTGCCACCGCTGGCTTAACTGGCTTAGCAGCTACGACTTTAGTCATTTCCTCGCGGCTTGGTCTCTTTCCTTTAGGCGCATAACCTGCATTTGCAAGTGCTCTGCCGATCGCTGAAGTCTCGCAATTCTCAAGAGCTGAAGTCTGATTGACACCTCGGCTAGTAACTGTTTCCTCCGCGTACCCCGTGGACCACGCGACAGCATCACTAGCATCCTTAAATAGATACGCCTTAACAATGTATCGAGTAGCCTCGACAACTTCCAACTCTGTTGATATGCGGAACGCTGGATAGTCCTTAATAAACTTTTCAAGTCTTACCTCCACTGGTTCATAATCGGCTAAATTAAACATAGAGCTCGTTTTCCTCCGTTGCTAGTTGTCCTGCGAGTGCGCCATAGCTGCATAAATCGACCCAGTTGTCGATGTGCTGCGCTGACTGATTAGTCCTGGAAAGTTTAACGAGCACCATAATCCCTGCGACTTGATAATCGTGGATTGGTGTTTGTAGGTATGCGCTGAGGAGCATTGCGGTGTGTTGCAAGTTATCCGCAGGATGACCGTACGATAACCCACGGTCACGGATCGTGTCTGTAGCTGTGAGGAGGATTTCATTAGCGAGCATCTGTTGTCACTCGCTGATATGACTTAGCCATGATTAGACCCTCGCGCTTGCCTTCCGCAAAGCCTTTACCCCAGCCCACAATAAACCATAAGATGTTAGCTGCGATCAATAAAATAATTATTGGCATTTCGAAACTCATTTGATTACTCCCGTTTCTGTAGCCATTGTTGGCTACTGGATTACGGTCTCACGCCTATCTGACAATGTCTAACACATTTTGATAACGAAACGGTAACGATTCTGCCGTGTCTACTGCATCGTCTATCGTGCGCTTTATATCAAGCGTAAAGTCGTCCATAAAGCGTAAACGATCCATCCTTGTTAATCGGAACCAACATAGGGCTTACATGATTTCCGTGTGTTTCAATGACTGCCACGCTCATCTGCCAATTAGCGCTCCCAGCCTTCAAATAAGAGGCTTTCTTCTTGTCCATAACATTACCTGCCTCAACACCCCACAAAGTCCTGTATGAGGCTCCTATGCCCTCTGTGAAGGCACTAATACCTGCTCTGTGGGTGTGTCCACAAACTACAGATTTACCAAACTTCTTAGCCAAACCAAGAGCTGTAAGACCAGCGTTAGAGTTCATCGAGCCTTCGTCTCCGTGGACTAAGACCCATCCTCTATGAAATTCAAATGGCTTTTTATGAAAGCGTATCCCCATGTCTGAGAAGCCCATAAAACGGGCGTACTCGAGTTCTGGAAGTCCGATGAGGCTAGGAGCTCCTCTAACGAGAGTGTGGTATAGACGATCGGTATGGTTGGATCTAGTGATATCGGTCGTGCCAAGATCCCATAGGATGTTTTGAGCCAAAGTTCTATCGGCATCTAGCTGCCCTTCATACTCCAGGTGAGTGCCTTTAGCCCATTTAGACTGAGACTGCATATCAAGCTCATCGCCTGTGTTAAGGACTAGGTCAAACTTTTCGCGCTTTACTAACTTGATTAAATTCTTGACTGCTTGCTCGTGATGATATGGAATCTGTAGATCCGATATGACCAGATAGCGTTTTTTAGTCATCGTCCTCATCTTCGTAATCCCCAAACTTCTCAGGGTCAATGGGATCAGGCAGAATCCAATGAGGATAGGCTTGTGGCTCTGTGATCATGAACATGGCAATGTCCTCTGCGAAACCTGCTCGCTTTAATGAACAGAAATACTCATAAAGCCCAATGCAATAAGCATCAAGCTTTGAGTAACCTTGTTCCTCTAATGCCTTAGTTGCTTTTCTTGCCATGTGGATAAGTGTTCCTTACTTCTTGAGAAGTTCCATCATCTGCTCTTGGCGTGTCTCTATTCTTGCCAATCGGTCTGCGAGAGATGATCCACCATTAGGCGTAAGAGTCCATAGCCAACCACGAACCAGGTAACGCAAACCACCAATAAAGATAGCAAGCGTTGATGCAATGGCGAGAGCGAATCCCGCCCAATCACTTGGAGTCACCGTAGACCATAGCCTTCATCTTTAGGATTTAGCCAGCGCATGATTGGTGGGATTGTTGCCAATGCTCCAGCGTAAGCGATGTGCTTAGGGTTTGTTTCCCCGGCAGCGACAAGTGCAAGAGCAGCTGTTAGGAACGCTCTGCCCCAGCTTGCTAGCATCTTCTTTAGGTCTTGTGTCATTTGTTCCTCCTAGTAACGGGATGTTAAAAAATTTCGAATCCGTATCGCCAGCCTTTGTAAAACTGATGTGGATGTGCTTGGTGTGTGGATTGACTCCAGTGTACTTGCGCCATTTCCAGAAGCTTCTAGCGCTTGCAATCTTGTGATTAAAGATGACATAACTAATGCGTTTATCTGACTTGGCTGCAATTCGTATCTGATCGGCAATGTAAGCAGCCGTAGAGGCTTGTCCATTGAAATCAGCATCGAGATCGATAGCGCGGACAATCCCTGTATCAGGATCAGGGTTATGATCGCTCTTTCGGGTTGAGTGCTTTGCATCTCCGATGGTGCCGTCACTTTTACGGTCTCTGTCAGGATAAGCATCGTCTGCCTGTTCTCTTAACTGTATAACCGATTTAGATAGTTTTGCTTTCATCCAAGTAGGAGGCGAGCCTCATCCTCAGTAATGCCTAACTTCTCCAAAAGTGTTGCTTTGTCTGCTGCCTTTTGTGCTTCGGCTGCCTCTCGCGCTGCTTCTGTTGATTGATCGGTTTCGGCTCTTGTCAATTCCTCGGCAGTCGCTTCGCGTTCTATCTGTTCGCCTGTTGAGCAATTAATTTCTAGTATGTTCATTATGAGACTCCGTAAAGTTTGATTACTGTTGATGTTCCAAAATTAGATGTGTTGAAATTTTCAATTTGAATAGATGAAATTGCAGCAGTGTTACGCCAACGCAAGGTGCCTGAACGCGTTGTGTTATTTGAAAAACCACCATCGCTCAAATTGCTTGTTGCGGCAGTCATTGTCCCAGTTTTGTTTGCTTGCGATCCTGAATAATCAAAAAGCCAAAAAACACCATTTGCAAATGCAGCAGCCGCTGCTGCGTCTGTTATTGTCGGAAACAAAACCAATGCAGTTGTGTTTTCATCATTTGAACCATTTGTGCCAAAATACCTAAAATCGTAAGATGAACCATTGCTGTTAAAAGTCATCTTGCCTGTTGTATTTGCAGCAGTTCTTACTTCTTGAAAAACAATGCACAAGTGTTTGTATGTCGAAGGAATAGAAGTAAAATTAATGGCTGCTGCACTTCCAGTCCCTGTTCCAGTTGCGATCAATGTCATTCCTCCACCAGCAGCAGGTGCAGCCCATGTTGGAACGCCGCCTGCAACCGTCAAAACATTGCCAGTTGAACCAATGCCTAAACGAGTGTTTGTGTTAGCTGTGGCTGAGCGATACTCAATATCGCCAAGTGTTGTTGAAGGGTTTAGCGCCTTTGTAGTCGTATCTACCGATGAACCAAGAGTGCGGATAGCCGCTGCGCCATCCTTAACAAGGCTAGTGTCATCTGGGGTAGTCCACCCATAGTTTGTAGTCGTTGCCATTTGTCTCCTTGATTAGGCTACTATTGTAGCGTTATTCCAGTCCAAAGTAGGACTTATTGTGTTCCATAACTCGGTGATTGGTACATTGTTCCATCTAAACGCCTGAAGGCTAAAAGCCACGGGCGAAACTATGACTGTTAGATCCAAAGCGTTAAATCGGCTAGTCCAAGTCCAGCCCTCAACAAAGCCCTGGTATCGGCCTTCTGCTATGTTTAACGGCAGATCCTCGATGTCAAGGGGTAAGCCCATAAATATATTCAAAGCTTGGTCTCGTGAAGCATCTGGGATGTTTGAGTTAGTCAGAGGAAAAGTAATCGACTTAAACTGGTCTTGAGGATATGCTCTAATGTCTAAATAGAATTCAGCTTGAGATTCTGCATCTGCCTGATTTTCAATGCTAGTAAGAATGTTCTCAGCCTGGTATCCATAAAGAGCAATAGAGGCTGCATCCGATGCTGTTTCCTGGGCATCGTTTTTGTAGGTAATAGTAACCTCATTGCGTAGATCACCTAAGCGCCTTGATGTAGCAATTCCAGCGGCATAAGCCCAACCGCCATCGACAAAAGCATAACCATTAGCAGCAAGATATTGGCTGCGGTGAGTACTGTCTGCATAGCCGATTCTGCCACTTGAGTCTTCGTAAATATACCCAAGACCTGATCGGGCTAAACTAGCAACTAAACTGTAAACATCTGTGGTCTCTGCTGAACGAGCCGTAAGCTCATAATCTCCAGGACGATCGATCTCGCCTAACCCTGAGTTTTCAGCATTTGCCCAGGTTGTTGTTGCATCATAATTAACCCACTCAAGAGCTGCTGGTACTGAATTCCAACTGCCAAACAATAACGCCGAAAGTATGGTGTAAATCTGGTCACCATCAAAGTCTTTGCTTAAAACGCCCTGTGTAAGGGTTTTAGGTAATTTGGCTAACGCTCCTAGAGCTGTGACTGTAATAGCCTGGGTAATGGCTGGCTCGCCTGTCTGCACTGTCACATCGATATCTGTGACATCTCCACCGAATAAAGGCACATAAACACCAGATGAGTTTTTAACCTTGATTACTACTGAATCATTTACATCAAATCCTGTTGCAGATTGATTTAGGTTTAGGATAGTAAAACGGCAATATCCTGCAATAGGCTGCGAATATATGTCTGAGCGCCCTGAAGTAATGGTTAAGTTTGAGATGACTAGGTTAGTGATGTCTCCTAGCCCATTGACCTCAACTGCCCAATCTGGAGTCCAGGCTGTCATACTGCTACTAACGCTCCAGCACCAAGAGATCCACGATATGAGGATTGGTTGAGCACTTCTACAATTTGACGAGCTGCTGACTCTGAATCGATAGCGCCATTAACTGTAATGTTATTAGTAACACTTGATCCACCAGCCATTAAACCTTTTGCGTTTGGAATGATCGGCACAAATGGGTTTTTGCTGTTAGAAGGAGGTGTAGGCCCAGCCATGCTAGTAGTTGAAGCTTTAGTACCGCCAAAGCCTAAGAATCCCGCTACCTTGCTACCCCACTCAAAAAGAGTTTGAAAAGCGCTAATAAGTTTGGCCACAGCATTTACGGTAGTGCCAATTACTGTTCCAATAACCTCAAAAGCAACCTTGAAAGCCCCGCCAATAAATGGGGCTAAAACATTCTTAGTAAATGACCAAAGAGCCCTAAATTCTTTTTCGTTATCTTTAACGGCAGTTTTTACTTTGTCGAACACAGATTGAACGCCTTGAAAAATTGGAATAAGAATAGTTTTAGCAACACTAATAATGTCCATAAATACAGCCTTGAGGCCACCTTCTCCGCCTATGCCACTAGCAAAGGCTTGAACGGCTGGCACAATATAAGTAACGATGTTTTCAACTAAAGGCGTAATTGCATCAAGGATAAATGATCCGACTGTTTCCTTAGCTTCATCAAAAGCAATGGATAACCGAGCCATTTTGCCTTGAAAGGTATCCGCTTGCTTTGTTGCCTGGCCTTCAAAGGTCGAAGCTAGTTTGGCTGTTACTTCATCGAATGAAAGCGTGGCAAGTTCAGCCCTGGTAATACCTACGCCAAGCCGTGAGAGACCCGCTAGGTTGCCTTCCTGCGCTTTTGAGAGGGCTTCTGTGACTGCCTGTAGGCTCTTGCCTGTACCAGCCGCAATATTGATCGCAATAGACTGTAATTGCTGTGCCTTTGTAACATCGCCAGTAGCGCGAGTAAGTCGATCTAAGGATGGACGAAGTTCATCATCTGTAACACCAAATAATAAAGACTGCTTAAGAATATAATCTTCTGTGGCCTCAATTTGGTCATCTGTAGCGCCAGTCACATTCTTTAATGTGGTTGCTAGTTTAGCCTGGGCTGCTTCATCTTCAATGGCAGCTTTAACTCCATCGATTGCTAACTTTCCAGCATATGCCGCTGCTGCTACGCCTGCTGCTAAGAAGGCTGCGCCTGCAACTTTGCCAAACTTAGTAACCTTGTCACCAAAGCCAGTTACATCATTATCGGCTTTGTTAATATTCTTGGTGAAATTATCGATGTCTGCAAGGAGCTTAAGCGTTAAGGCTCTACTATCTCTAGCCATTATGTCCACTCCTTCAAAATCTTATCAAACGACTTAGTCCACTCAGCTACGATGTAAGGCTGGATTCTGCGTAATGTTGGATAAATAAAATAACCCTTAGATCCACGACCTTCACGACCTGACCAAACTGGAAACTGCTTAAATTTATTAGATCCAAATTCAGAGCCACCCCATAGATCTTTAGTGGTTGCACCACCTGAAAACTTCTGAGCTGCAAAGCCGTAAGTAATCTCACCGATTCTAGATGACTTCTTTACCTTTGAACCATCTGCAATGCGACTGGCAACTGCTCGGGACTGTAATCCCGATGCAGCACCAATCACCTCTTTGCGAGCATATTCTGCTAAAGCACCAGACTGGCGCTTGGCTTCATCTACTGCCTGCTCGTCCATATTCTTGAGCGCCTTAAAGACTGCACGAAGTTCGGTCTTATCGAAAGCCGTTTGTTCAGCCACGATTGTTCCTCTCCTCTAGTATCTCTATAGCGGTCAAAATATCTTCTGCTGTTTGCCACTCTGACATAGGGATGTGTGTCGCTATTGCCAGATCAACTAAGAGTCGGCTTACGCTTCCTCTTGGATGGCTTTTGGGTCATCGCTTCCCACCTCGACATCTGCCACCGTCTCCATCCAAGTCTCTAATGGCTTTACGGGCTTTCCGCCTGCATCTCGTTTCATTGCTGAATGAGCTACAAACAAAATATCCCACATACCACCAAAGTTAGAGATAACCTTTTTAGTGGCCATCTCCCACTTGGCGTAATCTGGTGGTCTGACTTGATAAGTATCTTCAGACCCATCGTTATATTTAATTGTTATTTGCTGTTGCATTGTTTGCTCCCGTTTCTAGTTTTTAACTGAATGTTTCTGTTACTTCGCCCTTTGATACCTTGAATGTAAAGTCTACAGTCTGAGCATCTGTTCCAGCGCCACCAGCTGTAGGAAACTCTGGCTTAATTGGGAACACGAACTGTGCGCCTGTAGCCGCTGTAAGTGTAATGCTGATATCTGTGTCTGGCGCTGTCTCTGCTGCTGTCCATAGAGCTTCGCATACTGAGTTAGCCTTACCCCAGTCTGCAAGCATTGATAGAGCGAACTCTGCCTCAATATTGACCGTCTTGTAAGCTTCGCCATCAAGAGTTTGGTATGTCTCACGGACATTTGTCTTTGTTAGAACTGCGCTTGTTGCTTGTGCTTCGATATCTGTTCCACCTGTGAAAGATAGAGAAACATCGCGCCCTGTAATTACTACGGTTGCCATTATTTATCCTTTAGTTTGTTTGTGTATAGTAGGTAGAAACTCTGATATCGGAGACCAGCACATTAGATGGGCCGACTTGAGTTACTGTTGGTTTTTCAACCGCTCCGACTGTGTACCCTGCTGGGATCACCTTCAGAACACTTATGACGAGCTGCTCGAGATTATCGAGCGATGCAGGGTTGCTGTTATAAGCAACGGCTACAGATATAACTAAGTTAATCTTTATGTGAAGCGTAGACTTATTAATAGTCTCAAGCTCTAAATATGGTGAATCTGGAACAGTCACTACAAAAGGAACCATAGGGGCCTCTGGCACATAGGCATAGACATTGCCTGCAACGCTTGCAAAAGCTGTTGCTAAAGGCTGGCGTACTGTGTCAAGAATTGTTGATGCTGGCATTACTGCACCATTGAATCGGTATCGATAAACGCTCCGAGAAGTCCTGACACTCGATTGAACAAGCTGCGACCTAAGCGATATGGGCTAACAGTCGTAAAGTCTACGCCTTCGATCTGTCCACCAGGAGCGATACGGGATTGGAATACTTCTACTGATACTGCTAGGACTGCTGACTCCACGGCTGCGTTTCCTACATAAGTAGAAGCGCCTGAAAGAGTTGCCAAACCTGAAGGGATTACTTTTCTTTCGGTAACATCTGCGCCTGTAATTGCAACAGTAAAGTAACCGTTAAATTCTCTGTAAGCACCATCTAAATAGATGCGTGAACTTGAGCGAACAATGAAATCCTCAACATCAATGTTACTTGATTCAATAATTGTAAATGTTCCGTTAAATGGAGCGCCTACGCCTGTAATGACTACGCTTTGACCATCGGAAAAGTTGTTATCGCCTAGAACGCCATATGTTGCAATGTTATCTTGCAATGTAACTGTGTCGATAGGACTTGAGTACTTGACAAGCATAGGCAAGATAACTGCCTCAGCTGTATCAATTACATCTGTTAAATAGGCATCGTTATAGAGGGATGTAGAGACTCCAAGAATAGACCTTAGTTCTGCTACGGTAACAATAGTTGCCATCTCTACATCCTCTCTGTTAAACGACTGGGGGAGCGATCGGGAGCAACCGCCCCCCCATGATTAGTTACTGACTATGCAACCATGTAACGGTATGCGCCTGCGCCAAGCTTTGTAGCAACTGCGCCATAACCGTAGTATCCAACTTGTACTGCACCAGTTGAAATTAGGTTTGTCTGTAGTGATAGACGAGGTGACTCGTACCATGTGTAAGCATCTGGATTGATAACGATTGCTGTGTTATCTCCAAGTCCTGCTGTGTCTGTCAATGCGCGTGAAACGCGAAGGTTTAGACCAAGTAGATTTCCACGAACTGCTGTTGCAGTTAGATCTCCGCCTGCATTCTGTGGGTTGATTGTCTGCTGGAAGATTGGACGGTTTGAACCATCGACCAAGCCCATCAATGCGCCCCATTGTTCAGGAGAAACTACGATGTTCTGCGCGAATCCAAGTGTGCCCTTGTAGATTGAAACTGCTGCATCTGAAACGAAATCAGCGACTAGAGCGCCTGTTGTAAATGCTGCGCGGTTTCCGCCATCTGTTCCACCTGTGATTAGAGCAGTACCAACTGCTGCATCTGTTGCCTTTGCGTATGCGAACTCCATTTGACGAACAAGCTCAGCAAAGAATGCTGGTGATGAACGATCTAGAAGCTCTAGAGAGAATGTCTGCTGTCCAATGAACTTCTGTACGCTGACTGAAACGAACGCTGCGTTTTGGTCTGTTTCTGATGGTGTTCCAAACTCTGCTGCAACTGCAACTGTTGGCGCAACTGTAATCTTAGGAATTTCGAATGTCATTCCTGCATCTGGCAATGCACCGCGTGAGATTGAATCGATGAATGGACGATCAGCGTTTGAGATGCCGTTAATGACCTCTGTTAGCTGACGAGTAGGAACTAGTCCTGCGTTGTCTGTGATATCTGCTGCTGCTGCAACATACATCTTTGAAGTCTCGTTGCCTAGTGAGGCACGAACTGAATGCTCGAGATAAGAAGCCTTATCCACGATTGGGTTACGAACTTTGACTGAAGTGTAAGGTGCTGTCGCAGCCTTTACTTCAACCTTAGCAGCCTCTACCGTTTCTGCGGCAGGAGCGACTTCTGGAACGGTAGTGTCTGACACTTGTTCTCCTTCTGTGGTTTTTGGTGTTTCATCCTGAACTTCGGGTTCAGAAACTTGTTTATCTTCTGCTGCTACTTTTTGTACTTCGGCTCCAGGTATCGCTCCGTCTGTGACAAGGCTTACCTCGATGAGCTTGGATGCGCTAATAGCCATAACGCCATTCTTGTTATCCCAGTCCTCAACATCTACGCCAACGCTGAAATCTGAACGAAGGCCTGTAGCAGCTTCTTCTAGTGCATCGTTGCCTGCTGTTGTTTTGGCAATCTTAAATGATGCTGTGATGCCTGTTTCATCTTCTGACCATTCCATCAATTTACCTAATGGACGAGTCTGGTCATGCTGTAAAACTAACTTAACATTCTTAGAAAACTTGATTGAGTTTGGCTCAAACATTGTTGCACCAGCTGAGGTATTACCTTCAGCATTCCATTGCACGATGCGACCAGCAATAATGCGAGATTCTGCATCTGCCGCTGTTAGTGTTACTGGCATTGTTATCTTCATTAGCTGTTCTCCTTGTTATCAATCAGATCTTCTTCTTCTCGAATCTGCTCAATGCTCATCGCACCAATTCGATTAAGAATCTCGTAAACCTGTGCTCGCTGTAGTGGATCCCCGCGCAAGAAATCATCTAGCGAGAAGCGAACCTCTGTAGTGCTAGACACAAAATCAGGCATAGATAGTCTTTGTTCGATTGCTGTTAAAACATATTTCATAGAGAAGTCGATAAGGGCTTTACGCTCTGAAATAGCATTGCTATAAGTCATGCTAGTAGTTTCAGCACTTACAAAGTATGCAGGAAGGTTGCAGGCGCGAGCCAATTCGAGCGCGACATATTGACGAGCTTCATTCAGCTGGAGTTTTGCGGGGTCGATGCCCAGCGCCTGCAATTCAACATCTGCATTGAGAAACGCAGTTGATTTGTTTAGTCTTGCTGTTCTCCATGACTCAAGAAGTTTTGTAATGCGCTCTGCTGGAAGATTTGTACCGTTTGACTTTAATACTTGCAACGGTACTGGCTCTTTAGCAAATGTTTCTGCTGCTTGCTCTAATGCATGAGC